AAAGAACGGAGGAAAGAACGGTGGGAAAAACGGCGGGAAGAACGGCGGGAAGAACGGTGGAAAGAACGGAGGAAAGAACGGTGGGAAAAACGGAGGAAAGAACGGCGGGAAGAACGGCGGGAAATATGGTGGGAAATATGGTGGGAAGAACGGTGAATGTATTGTGTAGTCTATTGGCGATGCAAGTGGTTTTAACTCTGAGGTTATATCACTGACTGTTCTATTTTCTTTTGATTCATCATCAGTATTTTGAGTTGATACTGTCCCGACATTAAATCCAGCATTAATAATTGCAGTATTTGCATCATTGGAAAGTGTTCCTGCTGGAACCAATGGAGTATCATCTTTTGCAACACCGGAAGTTGTTCCGTCGTTTTCTTGTCATGTTATGCCGCCAAATCACCCACAATTAACCATTCGTTTGTCCCAAGTTTGGTTAGGGTTGCGGTTGAATACTGGGCTCGAAGTTTTAATCCAGGAGTAGACTTTAGTGTAACTCCCGGTTGTGCTGCAAATGTTAGTGATCCCGTTCCATATCTTGTGACATCTATTCTATCACCATTGTCAAATGCAACGTTTGATTCAGACGGAATTGTTACTGTCATTGGGGAGGTGTTATTCATTAAAATAAGTTTTGAGAGATCAGAAATAATTAAAGTATATGAATCAGAGTTTATTGTTAAAATTTCAGATCTAAATGCTGCTTTAGCTGGACCCTCTTGAAGCATTGAGGGGGTTACGGAGTTTGCCGTAACAGCTGATGCAATAGTTGCCTGACTGGCTGATGCCGCATGACCTATATAATTTGTTGCCGAAAGAACTTCTATTCCGTTCATTTTTATTACTTTATTAATCGCCAAATTCAAGTGTTCAGAAAGCGTCCAGGAACCAGTTGAGTTAACCCAAATAAAAGTCTTGTTTGTTGTGCCATCTGGAATAACTATTCCTGATCCATCTGCGGTTGTGTTGCTTGGGCTAAGAGAAGTCCCGAGTTCTATGGTTTTATCTTCTACAACTAGTGTCTCTGAATTTATTGTTACAGTACTTCCATTCACTGTAAGATTTCCTGAAACAGTCACATCGCTTGTTGCAATCATGCTTCCGTTTACACTAAAATTGCCTGTTACCACCAAATTGCCTCCGAGTGTGGCATTTGAAGTATTTGCAAAAGCTGCTCCATGATCATGCGCATCGTGTCTTGCCGTGTTTAGGTATTGTGTATGATCATCGTCAAGCAATCCTGTCATTGAGCCATGATCAGTGACAGGAGTTGTTGGAACTGAACCACCTGTTGATGTAATTCTTCTTAGATCCCAAACAGCTGTTATTGCCGTCTTTGGCTGGTTAGTGTAAGTATTTGAAGTGTAGTATATTATTTTATGTAATGGTCTAAATTCAAATATTGGAAATCCATCTAGATTTAGATCTTCCCAAACGGCATCTTCTGCGAGATTGGATGAAGAGTATTCTTGCTGTCCCAATATTGCAATTACTGGTTCGTTTAGATTATTGGTTGCAATTAACCATGAAATGCCCCATCTATTATTGGATATTTCTGTTGACGACCAAGTTCCTCCAGAATAAGAGTTGTACATTGATCTGCCAGAATCATACTTTAACGGATAATTGGTAGCCTGATCTTTAACCCACGCATTGCCTGATTTATAAAATACTGGAATTTTTGCTATAGGGGAAAGTACTTGTTCCCAGGTATTAGAGTTGGGTGTAGCCTGATCTATTATTTGTACTTCTATATCTTCATCAAAAAAGGTGCCAGCTGCCAGTGATATCTGTGCGTGTGAATTATTATTTCCGCTACCATCTGTTATTGCAGCAATTCCAAAGCCATTGGCAATTGCTGCTCCACGAGTCCTGTGCAAATACTCATGTGTTGCCCAGTCCATTGCAACTCCATGTCTTTCGTCTGCAAAGAAATGATCCGTATTTCCACCTTGATTCCAGTAAATGTACGCAACTGGAGCTTCGTTTTCAAAATCAAAATAAGTAGTTTTATAACTTAATATTCCTGATGAATTATAGTATATGTAGTAAAGACCTGAAATATCATCTATTTGAACACTCTCTGATGATGCTTTTATATATCTCCTACCTCCGCACCAAATGCTAAAACTTCCAGAAGTTGGTGATATTGTAAATGTCCTGCCTGACATACTTATTTGAGAAGATGTTCTGTCCATAAAGCCAGTTGGCTCTTTCGACGGAAGAGTTGAATTTACCCAATTTGTTCCGTCATATTGAAGCAGTTCGCCATTTGAGGCTGATGTGACAACAACATCACCAATGTCTTCTATATTATTTATTTCTGGTATCGAGGCATTTACCCAGGAGTTGCCATTGTATTTCAAGAATTGATTTGGAGTCGCAGGAGTTGATATATCAACATCTTGCAAATCATTTATTGATAAAAAATGATTAAACCAATCATGTCCATCTGTATACAAAATCTGTCCTGGTAAAAGAGTTGCACCAGAAAGATAAACGTCATCTAGAGAGGTTAAAGTTGGAACTTTTATAGCAGTACTTGATATATTGCTGAAGGCAGTGACTTTAATTGAATTTACCAATGGTGGATGACTGAAATTTACCTTTAACTTACCTTGTTCAGGAATTTCCCAGTTTGCTTGTATAACTTCATACGGTGGAGTTGCACTTTGAATCGTTACAAATACATCGTCTTCTATAAATGGAAATGTGATTGTAAATTCTGTTTCTGCCCCATCTCCTATTATTTCACTGTGACTGTATCCATCTGATGTTGGTGGTGCAGATCCATTAACCCAATCTTGTCCATCCCAAATAAGAACCTGATTTTGCTCTAATGTTCCGGAGTTTATTGCAACATTAGAAATGTCGTTTAGATTTGCATTTAGTGCAACTGTTGGAGTAGCTGCTTCTCCAGAATTATTTATTATACTTATTCCTGTTCCAGCAACTAGATTTTGAACATAATTGCCAACAGTATCGGAAGCCAAATTTATTTCATCGTTAACCCATGTGGATCCATTGTATTTTAAATAGCTGTTTGGCAGAGATGTGTTAACGGTTACATCAGACAAACTGTCTACTGCAAAAGAAGAAAGTTGATTATTGACATAGGTTGTTGCATTATTGTATGCAGTTGCAGCTTTTGTGGAAGCGTCTGCTGCTGCGTTTGCTTCTGCAGTTGCCGCTGAACCATACGCATCATACGTATTATTTGTTACTGCTATTATTGGTTGAGATTGTTCTCCGCTACCATTTGTTATTGTAATTCCAGTTCCTGCTGCAATGTTAGCGACATAGTCGCCAGTGGTATCTGTGCCAAGAGATACTGCATTTGCAATTATATTGGCGTTTAATGTTACGTTGCTTCCACCATCAACTATTACGTTACCCTCTAAATCTCCAGACAAAGTTATTTTTCTTGGAGTAGTCCATCCAGCAGAAGTTCCACTAATGTTGATTGCCGCAGTTGATGGTAAGCTAATTACTATTGCGCCAGTAGTAGACGTTACGTTAATTTCATTTGGAGTTCCTGTTAATGAATTTACAAAAGTTGGTTTGTCTATTACATTATTCCAGGTTATGTTTGCGTTTATTTCACCAAGTGAACCAGAAAAAACCTCAGATGAATTTGAGGCGTCTGGTATAAAAGTAAATTTTCCAGTTGAATCATCAAAACCAAAAAAACCTATTTTGGCAGATGTACCGTCATGCCATCTAAATTCAATTCCACGATCTTTATTATCATCTGTTGTCGGAGCGTTTTTTCCGACCAAGTGTTATTGTTGGATCCTTGAGTACTGTGACAGTTGATTCAATCGTTGTAGTATTTCCCAATACGGTAAAATCATCGTCTGTGGTAATTAAATCTGATCCCTGCAATAGGTTTAGCGAAGAGTTGACTAAGGAACCGTTGTTGTCAAGATAATAAAATATTCTATTGATTGGATCAATAGCTATCTGACCTTGGGTTATACTAGGTAATGCCACCGTAAAACCTTTCTTTTTTACTTATTAAAATGTGCCGCCATCTATGATGACGCCATCAAAAGTGGTCAGATTTGTTATAGATCCACCAGTAATATTGATGCTTGACGAATTTTGTACAGCAATAGTTCCAAGACCAAGAGTTGTTCTTGCCTCTGAAGCGTCTTCGTCGTCTATGATACTTCTACCAAAAGATGTTAATGTTGTCAAGGCTGCTGTATTTGCTCCCGTAAAATACGGGAGTTTATCAGCGGCTGAAGTCAATCCTGCAAGTGCAGCTAACTCAGGATCATATGCCTGAACGTCTACATCTATTTGAAGTCCGAGATTAATTCTTGCATTTGCCGCAGTTGTTGCGCCCGTGCCACCATAGGCTATTGCAACAGTTCCAGCTTGCCAGGTTCCTGACGTAACAGTTCCAAGAGATGTAAGCGATGAATTAACTATCCCAGAACCAAGTGTAGTATTTGACAAGACTACTGCACCATCGACCATATATGCTTTACCACTTGCCAAATTCATGTATTCAGAAGATGTCCAGGCTGTTGTGGTATTAACCCAATTAAATGTCTTGTCTGTTGACCCTTTAACAGTTAAGCCTGCTCCATCTGCTGTCGAATCTGTTGGACTTGCAGTACTAGCCAATTCTATATTTTTATCATCAACAGTAACAGTTGTCGAATTGATAGCAGTAAGAGTTCCATTGACTGTCAAGTTTCCGCCTACGGTTAGATTTTCAGCAATACTTACATTGCTTGCGAGTCCAACTGTTATTGAACCATTTGAAGCCGAAACAACTACTTCGCCAGCTGTTCCACTCAGTTCTGTTACTCCAAGGTTTGTTATTGCAAGCTTGGCATTTGAATCATCATAGCTAACAGAAATTCCAGAGTGTGTAGCATTTGTGAAAAGTGCTGCAGCTGCATCTTGTGACTCTTCGGTGAAGTATTGAACTTGACCTGCATTAATAGAAATTGCTGTTTGCGATGCGCTAGTGAGTCTTCCTTGCGCATCTACCGTAAATGTTGTCGCAGTATTTGCATTACCATAAGTCCCTGCAGTTACATTAGTATTATCAAGATTTATTGTAAGAGCATCTCCAACCATTGAGGTGCTTATGACATTGCCGCCGTTAATCGACAAGGTATCGACGCCTGATGTTATGGTGGAACTTCCATCGTCAGATGAAACGTTAAACTCCGTTGCAACTGCTTCAATGTTTGAATTGACTTGATCAATTAATTGATCTACATAAAGCTTGGTTGTAGCGTGAGAATTAGCAGTTGGAGTTGGTACTGCTATGACTCCAGAAAATGTTTTATTTCCTGTGATTGTTTGAGCTGAGCTAAGGGTGGTGAATGCACCTGGCCCTGCAATTGCCAAGGCTGTTCCGGTTCCGCCAGCTCCTGACGTACCTTCGCCATAATACAGTGTGTCATCAACTTCATTGAATGCAAGTTCTGCATTTTCTATTACTGCTGGAGCACCAGCTGCGCCAGATGTTCTGCGCCTGATTCTGATTGTATTAGCCATTTTTAAAAGTTTCCTCCATCAACTAAGTTTTCCTCGGCATAGTTGACCCATGCAGAGCCGTTATAGCGTAAAACTTGACCGGTTGTAACAGAATTTATAGTAACATCATTCAAACCATTTAATACAGATATATTCGCAACATTGGACTCAATGCTGGAAATTCTATCTTTTACAGTCAAGTGTGATCCAGCTGGATTTAACCCTATGACGGTTTGGATTGCCTCAACAGCATCGTTTAGATCGGCGTGCTGCTGATGGTGCGGTACAGCAACTGAATCCAACCTATCGGTAGAAGTTGGATTTACAAAATTGTCAAGTGAGGCTGGATATTGTACTGCCATTTTATTCCTTAAAGAGAAAGAATTTTACTAACTGTATCACTCCAAAATATAGTAATTGAAATGTTGGAATTAGTACCTTCAAAAGGCAAACCTTCTGAGTTGTCTATGTATAGAATCAGTCTTGAGTCAGAATTTGAAGATCCAACTTGATAAAGAGCTATCGCATCGAAAGCTTCTCCCGAATGATCTATCACTATATCATCTGCATTTAATATTCCATTTGTGCTAGTGATGTTGGATAGATTGCCTGAAGTGGCCTTAATTGCATTTGAGGGAATATCAGAAACAAACTGGTCTGAAGATATATTAACAGTATATTCATTGCTATCAATCAGTAATACTTTATAATTAGATGCAGTTGTATTAATTTGACCTTTTAAAAGAGATTCTTTTGCTTTAGTATAAACTGCATTTGCCATTTAAACACCAACATTTTTTGAAACAATTATTCTATATTTATATCCGCTCTCAAAATAATCTTTATTTTCAGAGTAATATGCTGGAGTAGCATCATTTAGTGATGGAAAGTCTATGTAAACCTCTGGTTTCCAAGAATGCAATTGAACATTTGTTTCTATATTTTCCCATCTAGAAGGAGTTCTTTGTATTTTTTTTCTTTGACATTTGAAAAATGTATTATTTAAAAAGTTTGATGCTGGACGAGCATTGAATATAATTTTTGCCCTACCCATGTTGAAATCATTTTCAATATAAAAATCTCCATTTACCGGAACAACTTCAGATATATAAAACTCTGGATTTTTTGCAAGGATTTGAACACTAGTATAAGCGTCTGTCCTGATTGATTTATCTTCAACTAAAATTTCACCTGGTTCTGGTGCTCTTACCGAAGAGAATGACGATGGGGTAGCATCACTGCCTTTCCAGGTAAAGCTTATTTGTTCTTCAGGAATGGTTTCGTTCGCTGCATCAAGAAAATTTACAAGTCTAATCAAATACTCTTGATCCGAAACAAGATTTGCATCTGAATCCCAGTATATTTTTAAGGTTCTTGATATTTGATTGTAATCAACTATGGTTTGAATATCTAAAAATGGATTAGAAATAATAGAGGGCGTAGAGCTATTTGTTTGTACAATAAAATTTTCATTTTTTAAGCTACTTATTTTAATGGTTCTGCCAAATTTAATTGCAACCATTGTAGAATCTAGTGCTACGACTGTGTCGATTAATGCAAGCGCCACTTAAATCTCCCAACACGCATATTTATTATTTGTAGTAACAAAAATATAGACAAAAACAATAGGGGGTGGCTTTCGCCACCCCCGATTGCTTAGGTCATAACTATAACGATCCTAAGATTGGATTATCAGGAGACATCCTTCTTAAGTTCGACCTCGTAGTTACGAGTGAGGTTCACGTTCTTAGCAACTGTGATTCCTTCACCGTCACCGAGCATCACGATGTCATAGCGTTCCTTCATCTTCATTGAACGAATGTCACGGCTTGGATCATCAAACTGATCTGTGCTCATGTCATCCTTGACGAGAAGTGTGCCGACTTCGTTGCGATCGATTAGGAACAGGTCTGACTTCGCAGGTGTTGAACCACTCTTGGCTGTGAAGCTCACGAATGGTGAAACAATGACGTTCAGGCCCATTGGTGCTGTTGTATTGAGCGCACCTTCTGCTGACTGTGGACGGTAGCCCCAGCTTGTATTCACTGCTGCGGCTGAACCACCTGTGTGGAAGATCGCATCCTTGAGGAAGATCGACCACATGAGTGGGTGCAGAATGAAGTCTGTTGGAACATGGTTTTCAGCCATCAAAACAGCTGCCATATCAACGACATCGTCCCATGTAATGGTTCCATTGGCTGTGCCATCGAAACCAAGACCGGTTGTATCATCGTATGAGCTGCTGACGTTATCGAACACTACAGTTGCAGCATCCTTGAAACGGCTAAGAGCAATCTGCTCCTTGAGTCTTGCCATAGCACGGCCGGCTGCACGTACGTGCATGCCAACGATGTCCCAAAGTGAGTCAGCGATGACTTCTTCTGTGAAAGCCAGCTTGACACCTTTCTTTGAAACCTTGCCCTCGACCTGCTTAGCAAATGCGAGTGCCTGCTCTGGATACTCTTGACCTTCAGGTATTTCTGCAGCTTGGATTGCGTTAACCGCTGGGAACTCTAGCGAGCGTCCCTTGCCCAGGCGCACCGTTGAAAGAAGCGGAGTCACCAAAAGCTGGGGCTCTGCTGCTTCCTTTAGTGTACGTGAGATAACCTTAGGAAAGAGGGCAGCTGCATCTGGTGATGCAAAAGCTTCTTTAATGGTTACTCTGTTGTTTTCATCGATATGCCCGTCCTCGGTTAGTGCATTCTCCCAAGCTGGGAGACCCGAGAGGAGCTCTTGGATTGTCTTACTCATCTTAGGATATTCCTCCTGTTATCTTTCTTTTATTAGAGTGTTAGATTGACGCGGAATGCACCAACCACATTGTGTACATCCAGATTGGAACGGATACCAAGCTTGCCTGAGAAAGCGCCGGCTCTTGTGAGCTCGAACACTGTCTTAAGTGCACCTGGATCTGATGGCAATTGCATGTAGGAAAGCAGACCATCATCAAAGTTGGTTGCAAACTTCTCTACCTCTACTACCTTACCAACCTGGAGGTAAGAATAGGCTGCTGATGAATTGTAGAAATCACCTGCAGCTGCCAAAACCGGACGACCCATGTGGTCAGCTCTTACAACTGAACCAACTGTGACGTCAGCATTAACGCCTGTCACCATTGGATATTCAACATATCCATGGGTGATGAAACCTGCACCCTGTGAGGTGCCTTTGTCGAATGGACGGTACAGATCGTACTGTGCGCAACCGATTGGCACTGAACGTGCAGGAACTGCTACTGTGTCTGTTGCACCTGAGCTGTAGCTTGGTGTGGCGCCGTTCAGTGGATCCCACGAACTTGGCATGTTGTCACCCCATGTTACAGGTGAGCCGGTTCCATTGGCTGGAACTATGCAAGCGTCTCCGTTTGCATCTGCAACGACTGAAAGAATGGTTCCCTTTGTGATTACGATCTCAAAACGATCGTCTTCACTGTCGAGATACCATGTTGGTAGACCCTTGTGAGGAAGCAAATAGGCTGCTGGGGCAATACCCTCAGAAACCACAAAGCGCCCTGCACCTGTCTTGGTGCCTACTTTACGAAATTTTGCTAATGACATTGTTTTCTCCTTGGTGTGTTAATTAGAGCTTACGGCGACCCATAAGCGTATCTACGAAAAGCTGTTCTACAGAAATCTTGTCGTCAGATTTTTCTTCATTCTTTTCATCATCGAGTGTGATTGCATTTCTTTCACCTTCGACAACTTCAGTCTCTGAAGCAATTTCTGGCATGACTACCTTGGTGTTTTTTACTTGGGGCATTTTTGCCAGATCTCTTAGCGAATCTGCAAGTGAGGATGCACTACGATTCTTGTGATCTTCAATTGCTGATTCTCTATTTTCTGTCGACTCAAGACCAACTGCAATCTTTGCATCAACAACTCTTTCTACAAGGGTGTTGTGCAAAGCTTTTTTCAGCTTGGCATTCTCTTCTTCAAGTGCCTTTACTCTTTCAAGTAATTCGGACTGCTCTGGCTCAGTAGCTACTTTTTCTTCACTATTGAGTGAGCTCTCCTCTTTTGGCTGTTCTTGAGTTTCAGCCTGAGTTTCCTCAGACTTCTCTTGTGGCTCTTCAGCTTTTTCAGACTCAACAGCTTCAACAGCTTGTTCATCTGCTTTCTCTGAATTGTCATTTGAGATCTCTTCTTGTGTTGGAGCATTTTCGATTTGTTGCTCTTCAACTTTTGGTTCGGAAATTTCTTGTGCTTGTTCTAATTTTTGTTCTGCCTCTTCTTTTGCAGATGCGAGTTCTTGCTCAAGAGATTCTACAACGGCTAGCACATTGTCCTCTTTGGGATTTTCGTTCATATTCGAAGACTCCTCATTGTCTTTATTTTCTTTATTTAATAGTAATGAATCACCATCTTGCTTGTAAGTTTCACTTTCCTGTATGGCCATTGCCGTAAGGAATGCTCCCTTGAGGTGAAGATATAGTGGTTTACTTTCTTTTTTCTTTAAATCTTTAAGAATTGACTTATGCTCTTCAACAGAGAAGATATCTTCTTCATCCATATTTAAAACAAATGCTGAACTACGAGCAATCCATCCATCTGATGAATTTTGAATTGGCGTATCCCCTGAAGAAGACTTTCTTACACCCGACTTTGCGTCTGCGGGTTGATTAACAAACGAATATTCTTTAAATGAAATGTCCTGCATATCAATATATGCTAGCTTACCCTTGTAAACTTGGCCTCTTTTATACTTTGGAAATTTTGGCTTTCCATCTGATGATTCTGAAGCTAGATCTTCTCCAGAAATTGAACAAACAGCCTTTCCAGCCCTTCCGCCTACTGATCCAGTCAAATACCTTTTATCAAGGACTTTTTGAATAGCAACAGGATCGGTTATAGCAACTTGCAGTCTGACGTAAGAAGAGCCATCTTGTTCTTTATCCATTTTTGCTGCCATAACCCTTCCAATTGGTTCAGAGTTTAGGTCATGATTTAAAATTATTGGCTTTGGATATGGTTCAACCCAAGATTGAAGTGCTTTTTCAAGTTCAGCTGCAGAGTAATTATTATAGTTTGCAGTGAGTCCGCTCATGTATTGCGGCAACTTCTATTATTAGGCCTTTTGATGCATTATTTGCCTCTGAAAAATCAAGATCAGAATTTTTAAAATCTGGCATTTCTATGGTGAATGTTTCGACAAAATTAAAAGCCATTTTTTACTCCATTTTTAATATCTTAATATATAGTAAATTTACTTTTATGACATTAAACAATTTTATATAAAGATATCATATTTTTGCTAAGTTTGCAACTGACTGCGCTTGTCTGGGATCTCCGCTTTTCAAATATGCTCCCAACATTTGGGGGTGCATAATGTGAGGTGCGTATATGTACGAGGCACTGTATAGGTTCTTGTACCCATTTTTGTGGGCTTCCCCACACCAACCTAAGTCTTCTCCTTGAGAGTGAAATTTATAGTTAACATTATTATAAATTTCTTTCGACATCATTTTTGCAGCCATTATTATATCTGACTTAAAGTAAGTTCCAATTGGATAATCGTTTGTTCTTTTTGCTTTTTTGCCTGGCTCATCTAACCATGTCATGACGCTTGGAAAATCCGTTCCAAATGGAGTCATGTACATCAAAGGGCTAACGGCATCGGCGCCGTCTTTTATGTGACTAATTAATAGCTCTATCGTAGAATTATTTTGTATTACAATATCTGAGTCAAGACTAAAAAAATAATTCGGCTGATACTTTCTTACATTTTCTAGCAGTGAATTTCTTAGAGAAATCATATTGTGATACTTGGACATCGTCCACTGCCTAGAATTTTCTGCGTGCTCGTGGTGTGGAGTGTCGTCTTTTTCTACAATATCAAAAACTGGTATTTCAGGATGAATATTTTTCCATTTTTGGATTAAAGACACAGTTCTTGTATCCGAACTTGACACGATAAAGATAAATCCCATTTTATTTAATGGGACTGATTGTCTTTCAATTGCAGCAGCCCAAACTGGAAAAATCCAGTCTCTTTTATATATCGGACAACCTACGATAAGGTTCATTGTTGGATTGTATTTTTTACTTCTTTTGGTGTATCGTTATCTTTTTTTGATTCTTGTTTTTGTTCTGTTTTTTTCTTTTCTTGAGACTTCGGTTCTTCTACGGTTGGTTGCTTTTTTTCTTCAGAACTTACTTCTGTGACTTCTTCTGTCTCGTCATCCATCATTGCATTGAACACTTCCATAACACCGTGGACAATATCAACCAGTATTGAAAGTGCTAGTCTTGATTGACCATTATTAACTGCCATCTCAAAGCCTTTGACTGCGTCTTCTTCCAAGAGGTATTGCTTAGAAGCATCAGAGGTTATCATGAATCCCATTTATTATTCCTCGCTTTTGGTTTTATTGTCTAGTTCTTCTATCTTAACATGATACTGTTCTTCTAGCAAATTTTCAACCATGTTTATCCATTTATTATCTGATCTTTTGATGTTTGGAGAAGTCTTTCTTCCAGATTGGTTTTGAGGTCTTACTGAATTTCCAACTCCTCTTCTTTTTGAGGGAAGATTTCTTTGACCAGATTTTGCTGGCTGTTGCTTATCTGAGTTAGCATTTTGCGCTTGTTGCTGAGTGTCTATTAGGTCTTTTTGCATTGCGTTTTGAATGCCGCTAAATAGCTCTTCCTCATTTGTTTCAGGATCGAGCCCTAGTTCTATTCTGGCTTCAGGTAAAGTTATTAGTGAATTGACATATTTTTGCAATATGTGCGTTTCTTTTTTGACTTGAGTATCAACATCAATTTCATTGAACTTAAAATAACATCTTTCTGAACTGTCTGATTCAATCGGATTTTGAATTGGATCAAATCCACCTTCGAACAAAAGTTCGTTAAATATGTGGAGTCTTATCATTTCGGCAAACTGCTTTTGAAACTGCTTAACTTTGTCGTACAAAGAAGTATCTAATCTTTCTGTCATTGACCTATTGCCACCATTTAATGTCATGCCAAGATGATGTGGTGCAACTCCCAATCCTATTGCAACTCTTTCCTTAAAATGCTGTAGGTATGCATCGGCATCTAATACTTCTTTTGCTGACCCTATAACTTCGACATCATGCCTAAATGGCAGAATTAATCCACCTTCTGCTCTAAGATTTTCTATCTCAGCAGCTGCTCTTTCAATTTCTTCTGGCTCTGCGGGCTGATCTGCTGTTCCAATGACATATTTATAAAGAGGAAACAACTCTCTGTGAACAAGATTTTGAATGTCTTCTTCCATCTGTCTAAGAGCTACGACGTCATCCAATACATTTGCCAAAAATGGAGTTCCAAATGCTCTACCTGGTTTTCTATCAAGATAAAGATGAATTACTCTATCGGCTGACCAAACTGGATCTCTATCCGTGGGAGCATATGTCATGGGATCTGTTTGTTGCATGTAAGACTTAGGTCTATTATGTCTATCTCTAAGAATTCTTACTTGCTCTGTAGGTATTAGATAATATCCTGTTATCGGAAGAGTATTGTTTTCCCCAACCGGATTTAATGTTGTTGGAAAATATTGATTTAGATCTCCCCTAGCTTTGACAATGAAAACATTTCCAAATTTTATTAGTTGATCAGATAATTCTACTAAGAAATCTAAAAATGGTCTCTTCATTGCCATTTCCATGTAATCAATTCTTTGATGCAGGTAGGCAACTGCTTCTTGATTTTCGCTGGTTATTTTCCAGCCTTCCTTCCAAAAAAGATCTTTATATTTTTGGACAGCTTGCTTAACGTAAGAATCTGTATCGACAGCTTGCATGATTCGATCAAAGTCATATGGAGACGGCTCAAAATTGCTTCTACCCGTATAAAAGTAATTTGTGCCCTGATAACCAAGAGCTAAAGCTGCTATTTTAAATGCCTTACCCAAAGACTTAACATCATTTGGCTTTAAGCTTTTTGCCACAAAATCAGCTTCTGATTCTTTTTGAATAGGTTGAAAATATTTTTTGATAGCCATACTTGACTTTCATTTAAAGGGTCTATGTAAAATAGTAGACCTTTTAGCTAATTTAATTAGCTTTCTTGAATTGTGGCGTCAAAAGTTTTCTTTAAAATAGTATACTTAACGGCATCAATCCAGAATATAGTATCTGGCTCAGAAAAGTCACTTTTATACGACATGTTCTTGTCCGAAATTGTAATTTCTATTTTGAATTCTTTTGGAGTTTCTACTGTATTGTCTGTCATTTTATCTTCCTTTTAGTTTTTCTATTTGTGCTAATAATTGCTTTATTGTAGCTTCTTTAATAATTAATTCAGTCATAACCTGAGTAAGTCTTTCTTGAAAAGAAGAAATAACTAAATTAATATCTAAATTAGATTCTTCTTTTTGGGGCATATCAAATGCATCTTGATTTTGCACTAGATTAGTCACTTCCTCTACTGTAGAGTCTATTTGTTTATCTTTTTTTCCAAACATTTTAGACATGATTGACATATATTATACCTAATTGTCGAAGAAAAAACAAACAATATTCATACTATTCTAATTCTGACAGTCTATCCTCTAAATTGTCTATTTTTTCATATAGATCTTGTATTAGCTTTAGCATTGGTGCAATCATTTCAATATGATTATATCCTCGAATTTCTCCATTTATATATTGAACTATTGATGGATAATTAGCTTCTACGTCTTCTGCAATTAATCCACACATGACTCTATCTTTATTTTGTTCTTCTGGACCAAGATGGCCCTCTTTATATTTATAAGTAACAACTGGAATATTCAATAAGTTTTTTGGGTCAAGAGTTCCAGTTGGCTGTCCTAAAACATCCTTAAATCTTCTTGCTGATCCTGCATAAATTCCTAGCCTAATGCTACCACCACCACCGCTAAAGTATGCTTGGTAGCCTGAGTATGACTGGACTGACCCCATATGATAAAACAAAGCAGATGAGTTTTCGTTGTCTATGTCCCCATCTATTCTTGAGTCTCCTTGAATAACCATTCCTTCAAATTGAGCGTCTCCAGTTACTGAATTCATCAAAACTGTTCCACCTCGAGCATTTAATTCATTAGAAAGAATGTTCCACCCGCCCACGGTTCCAGAACTTGATGAGATGGTTCCGCTTATGTTTGCAGAAGTTGCAGTTAAACCTCCAGAAGAGTTTACAGTAAAAGTTCCATTGCCTATATTAATGCTTCCGCCATTAATAGTTCCGCCTGTAATTGTTGAGCCAGACAAATCTCCCTCAAAAGTTCCACTAGCTGCAGAAATATCTCCAGAAAAAGTTCCACCAGCTGCAGAAAGATCTCCAGAAAAAGTTCCACCAGCTGCAGAAAGATCTCCAGAAAAAGTTCCACCAGCTGCAGAAAGATTTCCGGTAAAAGTAAGGTTTGTTCCATCAAAGTACAAATACTTTGTAGACGATCCAGCCCTAAACTCTGTAACATTTGCAGTATCGGCAGCGTTTCTATTCCATCTGTTGTTGGCATCGATCCAAACTGAACCTGCTTTTATTCCACCTCTAATTGATGCAGAACTGAATTCTGCGTAGCCGTTTCCTGCTATTACCCAACCAGATGTTCCTGCTGTCCACTGATTAGTAGAATTATTATAAGAACCGTTGTAATCTGATGACCTAAGTATTGCCATGTTGGCAGGAGCACTGATCGTAGTTTGTGCACCCTGCTGTTTGAGTATTATTTCGTGAGCATTTATAGTTCCGGCTGTTATTTTTGAAGCTGTCAAATTCCTAATGTGCGAGCTTTCTATTAAAACCGTTTCACTTGATTCTTTTAATCCTGAGCTAGGAGTCCAGGCACTTTCGTTTCCAGACGTGTCTACTGTTTTTATTCTTCCATAGTATTTTACTTCTGTTTGTGCAGAAGAATCATCTGAAGCCCCGCTATTTTGCGGAACGTCGACAGTGAATACGCTTGCTGTTGCAAATCCGCGAAGATATAAGATTATTTCCTGCTGAATCTGAATATAACTCATATTTATATTTATTTACGTCTATATCTGTTGTTGGTTCAAATACAAACATAACAGATTTATAATTACCGTATATAAAGAAAGTATTGTTGTCAATTGGACCAGGAATCGTTGAGTCTGTTGGTGTCAAAAATCTAACTGCTGGATATGGATTATCTATGGCTGATATTTCTGTATTTTTTGCTTTTAATGAAACTAAATAGTTTTGACCTGGCTTTAATCCTGTTATTTTTTTTATTATTTTT